TTGGTGATATTGGTATTTCAATCTGGCTATTCATTAAAGAACAGGCCCAGAAGATTCAGGAAGACGCAGACAAGGACAAGGCTTTAATTCTGGGAAAGTCGTCGAGCTCTACAAATACCAAAAAACGTATGCGTCGAAAACGCCGCATGAAATCGAACAAATCAAGTTCTTAGGTGGCCGTATTCCTGATCCGCCAGAATATTCTTATGCAGCTGATTCCATTCTTTCGGCATTTAGCACCATATGCCGATCCAGACGGTATGAACAGAGCATCCCGTTATCTTTAGATCAGCAGGCAATCAATGTCTATGCAGAGCATAATGATTTACCAGTAGCTGCTCATATCTTTAATGACTGTATTTTTGCATTGGATAATTTGTTTTTGGATGAGGTGCATAAGAAAGCGAGTAAAAAATAGAAATCTATATTGCATTTGGCAAAAATCAAAGATAAATTGATGTCTCATACTTCTCACTCTTTGAGTAAGGGCCGCCGGTCGAATGTCGGGCTTTTTTTGTTAAGTGGTAATTCACCTACAAAGGAAAGCATGATGAAGAACCTTACTCATGCAGAACCCTATTTCATCATGCGTGAAAAAAAGGAACTGCAAAAGAGACTTTTAGATAAGAACAATGAACTATTGGAATTGATGCAAAGAGTTGAAAAATACTTGATGAGGATAGAAAAATAGAGAGTTGTCTTTCTACAAAAAAGCCCGCCTAATCAGCGGGTTTATTTGTTTCTAGCTCTTCAATTCGTGCCATTAGTTTTTCAATTAAAACAGTTGCGCGATCTAAATTCTTATTGCTCATATCTATAAGCTTCATAACTTCAGTTGGGATTTTCTCATTTATATCAAGGCTTTCTTCAAGTCTTGCAACTATTTCAGCAGTTAAAGATCTTTCATTGTCTTTAGCCTTCTCTTCTAATAATTCTTTGAGCTTGCTAGGCATTCTAAAATTCACTTGAGAATAATCTTTAGCCATGGACCATATACCGCAAATTGACAATTAACTAATCATATATAGCAAAAGTGCTTTACACAATGAAGCAAGAGTGCTATAAAGTAAAAATGCTATATAGCAAAGGTGCTTTATTGGAGGTAAAAATGACAAGGCATGATAAGCAAATGAACGTTCGTATGGCACATGAAACAGTAAGTGAATTAAAGGAGGTAGCAAAGAAAAATCGTCGATCGGTAACGGCTCAGTTAAATCAAATCATAGAAGACTGGCTAAAAGAACAGAAACAACAGGATGCGAAAGCATGAAATTAACAGACAACAAAAAAGCCCCTGAATCTTGGCGGATGCGGAGCTTGATTGAAGTCATAACAGTGAGATATGAACTATGTTAAATATACCATTCGAATTTGATAAAGACAAGGTTCTAGATATTACCGATCTACTGCCAACCATTCCTATTGAGATTCTTGAGAAAGTAACAGATCAAAACGGTTCTGTTTCGGCAGATGAAGAAAATTTTCTAAAATCTGTAGGCCGTGCTGCGGAAAATGCAAACCTTCCAGTTTTAAAGGGATTAAGTGCTATTGGTGTGTTGCTTGCCAACGCAAATGAAGAAATACCGTTAGGAACATTTAATGATGTTGGCTGGTTAATACAATCGCTTAGCGAACAAGTTTTAGCTATAAGCCATATGCAAGGGTTCGCTGACTTACTTCTTGATGCAAGTAATAAGAACAAAATCTCTAAGGGCAATGGAGGGCTAATGTCATGAGTAACATTTCTGTATTCAACTTCAATCAAAATGAAATTCGAACAGTTTTAAAAGATGATGGAGAAATTTGGTTTGTTGCTAGTGATGTTGCTACTGTATTGGAATATAGCGTTGCATCAGCAATGATTCGTCATTTGGATGAAGATGAGAAGGGTGTGTCAATTGTGCATACCCTTGGTGGGGAGCAAGAGGTTTCGATTATTAGTGAATCTGGTCTTTATTCCGCAACACTTAAAAGTCGTAAACCTGAAGCAAAGCAATTTAAGAAGTGGATAACTTCAGATGTTTTGCCAAGTATACGCAAAAATGGTGGTTACATTGCTGGACAGGAAAATGATGATCCTGAATTAATCTTGGCAAAGGCTTTGCAGGTCGCTAACAATGTGATTCTTCGCAAGACTCAAGAATTACAACAAGCACGGATTGAGCGTGACTTTGCAATTGAAACAAAAGCCCATATTAGCGACAAGAAAACAGCTACCGCTATGGCAACTGCTTCTGTTAAGAGTCGTCAAGCTGAGAAATTGAAAGAGCAGATTGGCGAGTCTAAGAACTATGCTTCGGTTAAGGCGGTTGAAAAGGTCGCAGGTGGCAAATACAACTGGCGTGAACTTAAGAAATGGTGCTTAGCCCATGGCAAAAAAATTAAAGACATTGCTGATGCTAATTATGGATCTGTAAAGATTTACCACAAGGATGCATGGAAAGCAGTTTATGGGATTAATCTAACTGACTACTTTGCCGCTTAACCATATAACAAAACCTATGCTATAAATACCCTCAAATATGAGGGTGTTTTTATGAGAAAGATTATTTTATTGAGTTTAATTTGCTTTCCAGTTTTTGCTATAGCGAACACTTCACAACCACTTAATTATCATGATAAGTGCAAACTAAGAGGATTTAATTTACTTGCCTATGATGCGAATTTTAAAGAAGCATTTGATTCAAAATTAATGAAATTTGGAGCAATGAAGTCTACAGATTTTGATAAGGATGGCTGTATTAATGAAAATAATCTTATAAATGGAATTCTAACAGCCGAATTTCTTCAAAATAAAAATAAATTTGTTGGACAGCATTTAAAAAGTTTTGTTGCATTTGATTCAAAAAATAAAGAAATTCTTGTGGTTTTAGTAGATGAAGAATCGAAGAGTTATGTAATTGGAGATAAGACACCTAACTTAATTTCCGCTCTAAAATCTTCATTTGGTTCAAATGAGTACTTTCAAAAAGTAGATATTACTTCGCCGTTAACGTTCACAAATTTCAATGAGAATTATCAAACAAATAAAGCTGAAAAAGAGTTTTCTGATGTTGTTGAAAAAAGAATTGAAGAAAACAAAAAACTTTATAAAGTGGCAGCTGAGAACCTTAGAAAAAAGAATCTAAAGGATTTAATTCACAAAGATACAAAATACATTGATCAACTTAAAGATGGAGAAGGAAGAAAATCTAACATCAGTGTAATAACAGTGATGGATCCAAATATAGATTTACCGCTTTCAAAAAAGAGCATTTCTCAGAACATATATTTTGTATCTGTTTTAGAAAAGATAGGTCTCAAAAATCCTTACTCATTTAAGCCTAGAAGTGTAATTGTAAAGCAAGAAGGTGCATTGCTTAAAATTGGACTTGAATATACAGCTCAAAATTCTTATGGAGCTGATGTGGTTGGATTTGGAAATAAAGTTTTATTTCTAGGTAGCGATGGCCAATATCATCCAGATCCAGAAAAGTAATTTATACATTTTAAAAAGAACCCGCGAAAGCGGGTTTTTTATTGCCTAGAGGAAAGTAAAGATGGCACAAGAATCCCGTTTGGTCATTGTTATTGATTCGCAAAATGCTGAACGTAATGCGCGTAATCTAGGCAATGAACTGGAAAGCATTGAACGTAAAGGTGAGTTTGCATCTAAGTCTATGGACAGCTTGTCTGTAGCCACCAGAGCTTTAGCTGGACACATGGCTGGTTTATTAACAGTAGGTTCAGCCATTTCAAAGATGGATACATATACTGGACTACAAAACCGTCTTAAGTTAGTCACTAACAATCAAGTTGAACTAAATAAAGCAACGGAAGACACTTTCCGAATTGCTCAAAAAACCTATTCAGCTTGGGATTCTGTGTTACAGGTTTACCAGCGTTTTAGTGATAATGCCAAAACTTTAAACCTCACAATGGATGACACAGCACGTTTAACTGAAACAGTTTCTAAAGCTGTAGCAATTAGTGGTGCAAGCGCAGAAGCTGCTGATGCAGCTTTAGTTCAGTTCGGGCAGGCCTTGGCTAGTGGAACGTTGCGTGGAGAAGAACTTAATTCTGTAATGGAGCAAACCCCAGCACTAGCAAAGGCTATTGCTAAAGGTATGGGTATTACTGTAGGTGAATTACGTTCAGTAGCAGCTGAAGGAAAAATTACTTCACAAGAAATTGTAAAAGCGCTTAGAAATGTAGAATCTGATGTTGATGCTCTTTTTGCTAAAACAGATATCACAATCGGGCAGTCTCTCACACTCCTAAACAACGAGATCACAAAATTTGTTGGCGAAGCAGGTAAGGGAAGTGGTGCGGCACAGGTATTAGCTGGATCAGTTCAAACTCTTGCAAGTAATTTAGATTTAATTGCTGATGGGGCTTTAGTAGTTGGTATTGGATATATCACTCGTGCAATTTTGATGAAGAGCGCTGCTATTAAAGAGGGAATGGCTTCAACTTTAGCGAGCCGCCAAGCATCTGTATTAAATGCTCAAGCAGAATATGCAGAAGCTACCGCTGCTTTGAATGCAGCAAAAGCTCATCTCGCGAATGTGCGAGCAACAAATGCAGAAACCCAAGCTAAATTTGGCGCAACAGCGGCAGCAACTCGATACGCACAAGCACAGGCAGCAGTAACTGCTGCTACAAATGCACAAACAGCAGCTCAAATTAAGCTAAATACTGCAACTTCAATTGCAGGGAGACTAGCTAAAGGGGCGTTTGGATTAATTGGTGGGTGGGCTGGAGTTGCAACATTAGGAGTAATGGGATTAGCGGCAGCCTATTCTTATTTTAATAATAAGGCAGAGGAGGCAAAGCAAAAGCTTGCTGAACAAGCTAAAGTTGCTGAGAAAGCTGATGAGGAGTTAAAAAAATTAACTGGCAATGATAAGGCTAAAGCAGTTAATGATTTAACTACTGCTTTTAATGCACAAAATAAAGCATTAGAGAAATCATCGCGTGCTGTAGGGTCTGCATTAATTGATATCGAGAACTATGCACGAGGAAATAGGGAGGTTGAAAAAATTTCCCAAGAAGCGAGAACTGGAACTATCAGCTATACAGAAGCCATTGAACGTCTAAATAAAATTAAGTTGCCTACAGATCTATATGAAAATCTGAAAAAACAGGCTGCGCAGTATGATGACAATGCATCTAAAGCAAGTTTATCAGCTGAGAAACTTAAATTATTAAGAGTTGAAGTGAAACTTGGAGGTAATGAAGCACAAAATGCGGCAATTCAGCATCAAAAACAAGCGGATGCTTTAGGAAATACTGCTACTGAAGCAGAAAAGGCAACTAAGGCTTTGCAAGATTATCAAGCCAAGCAAAAAGATAGCGTTATTGATTCAATCTATAAATCAGGTTGGCTTGATAAAGGTTACACTGTTGCTCAAGCTAATGCCATTTTAGAACTGCAAAAAGCTAAAGGAATGAGTGCAATTTTGTCTAAAGATGAAATTGATAGCGCACTTAGAAATCTCAAGATCATCGAAGAACAACAGGAGCGAGAAGATAAATTAACTGAAGCTAAAAGAAAGCAGACGCAGGAAATTGAAAAACAAGCAAAACTTACTAAACGCTTGGTCGGTATTTCCGGTCAATCCGGTATTGGTACTGGTCCACATCTTGACGTCCGATATGGTGGCTCATTGTCAGGTCAGAAAGTTTCTAATGAACATCTGGCTCGATTACAGGCGGGAGGAAAACCTTTAACTTCCTACAAGATCAGTTCTAATTATGGTCCACGAAAAGCCCCAACTAAAGGGGCTTCTTCATTTCATAAAGGTATTGATTTTTCAATGCCTGAAGGAACACCAATCACGACCAATGTTGCTGTGAAAGATATCAAGACATGGTATGACAGCAAGGGAGGTGGTTATGTCAGTGAAGTGATCTTTGAGGATGGAGTGTCTCTTAAGCTTCTACATCAATCTCCCAAGATGCAGAGCAAGGTGAAAGGTGGTGCAAGTAAAGGAAGTGATAAAGCAGCTGGTGATATTCAATCTCAACTTGAACGTCAACAGGATTTGCAACGGTCACTTGAAAATGAGGTGGCTAGTGAAGTCGGACGGATTAACAATAATAGAAAGGCAAGACTGGAGGATGTTGATAAAGCAAACTTTAGCCCGGAACGTACTGCAGAAATAAAGGCGGAAATAAATCGTCGTGCTAATAATGATGTGGCTATTGCCAAACAAGCAATTAGAAGCAAACTGGAAGACTATAAGGAGTTCCAGAAAACCGAGGAGCAGTTACTTGAGGAGAGCTTTAACCGTAAAAAGTTCAATGCAGCTCATGACATTGAATTAAGTAAGTCTGAGCAGAAGCAAGCCGTTGAATTGCTGGAACAGCAAAAACAGCAAGAGTTAGGGTTATTAAAACTAGCTCAGGAACAGCGTTTATTTCAGGCACGTTTATCATTGCTTTCGGAAACGCAAGCCATGCAGGAACGTTACAGACTCGAACGGGAGGAAATTCTTAAGAATACCAAGCTTTCTATAGAAGAGCGGCAAAAGCTAATCGCATTATCTAAAGCCAATCAGGATAAAGAGACACGCGATAAAGTGAATAATGCTGTTCAAAACTGGGGTGGTATCCAAGCGGATATGAATGGTACCGGAGAATTTTTCAGACAGGATCAGGAACGATTTAGCCGTTTAAATGCTGCAAATGATTTAGCAGATAGTCAATTTGCTGCTACTGATCTTGATGAAAAAAATGGTTTAGATACTCTAAATGCACAAATGGAAGCAGGACTCATTAAGCAACAGGACTTCGAAAACCAGAAAACAGCAATCATTCAAGCTGCTCAAGATCAACGTAATCAGATTGCTGCCGAATATGCTCAGAATGCTCAGGATATTGAAGATAAGTATCAACAAGATCGTCTGAATACCATAATTGCTTTTGGTGGGAACATGATGGGTTCACTCACATCGATGTTTGGTTCAATGTTTGGTGAGCAATCGAAAGCATATAAGATTATGTTCGCTGCAGATAAAGCATATGCGATT